CCGGCTAGCTGTTTAATTACTCTCTGAGCCTTTGTTTGCCCCATTAGTCAAGGCCTACTCTTTTTCTATCTGGGATTAGAGATTTTTGTGGTATTAAAGCCATGTTATAACCGGGGGCCTTAGAAGAGTCTGCGGCTGTCCTAGCATCCCAATCGGTCTTTAATTCTTTGTCGCCTATTCTTGCCATAATAAATATTAGAAATCAAACTATAAAAAACTTACGCAGCCCTTGCAATTATAGTTAAATAGAAAACATTATCGTTAGCAGTTATAATATAAGAAGTAGTATCTGCCCCTGCAGTTGCTGCCCCTGTGCTTAGAGCTGTTAAGGCCGTGTTTAATAAAGCCATAGTCTCATAAGCTGTAGTCGTTGAGGTAATATCTCCAGTTGCCATTATTTCTTAGCCACCTTTTTAGTTATTGGGGTTTTATTAATTATTATCTTTTTAGGATATTTTCTTTTAATTCTATCTTCCCAGAACTTTTTAGTATTTTCATCAGTTGCTTCGGCTAAATATTTCTTACAATTTTCTAATGTCATTATGCTACTGTCCCATTAATAACGCCCTTACGTATTAATTCTCTTATCAGAGTTCCTAAAGTATCGGCTGTTAGTAAATCATCATTAGCATTACAATTTAAAGAAAATGCTTCTGTAATATTTGTAACCGTAAAAGAAGTATCTTGGCTAGTTAAATCTCTTTTACCACCCTGTAGAATAGCTGCCATTAATTAATTGTATCGGTTAGTTTGAATACTGCATTAGGGTTAGGTCTAATTCCCTCTCCCTCTGCCCATACTCTAACGGTCTTTCCAATACCCTCATCATTTACTACTGCAGAAGTCATACTCATAAATTCTTTCCATATTACTGCCTTACTTGGCGAGAATATTGTTACGGTGTCAGTTGGTCTGTTTGGGTCTGATACAATCTTAACTCCCATAAAGGACATTAATTCTCCACCTGCTACTTTACCACTAGAGAAACTAGGAATACTAGAACCTTTAACGGTAATTAGCCACCTTAATAACCATTTCTTCTCTGCCGGGTTCATATAAGCGATTAAGTCTGAACTATCATAGCCCTCTGACTCAATGTTCTCAATAGCATTTAAGAAATCATAAATAGGGTCTGCGTCTGCGTCTACATTCCAACCGCTTCCTGCTGCTGCTGCTGTCTGACAGCCTGCTGCATCTAGTACGGTCAATAATCTAGCATCAATCTTTTTATTTACTGCAATAACTGCATCTTTAATAATATCTGCCCATACATCAACATCGCTATCTTTAAGATCTTCTAGTGAAATCATTGGAGAACTAGCAAAAAATTTCTTAACATAGCTTGTACTTCTTGTATAAGAATTTTCTATAACTACAGGCATCGCTTTAGAAGTTGTTTCAATAAGGTCTCCTATAATTCCAACCGTTGTCGGAGAAGTTAAATAGCCACTTGTCTTGGAGTACCACCTCATTTCTCTCGCACTTGTCGAGATAGTTCTAACATAATTCTTTAAAATAATACCAACATCTGCGAAACCCTCTACTAATTTTTTAATATCAATTCCTCTAATTTCTGCCATTCCTGCTGTATCTGCCATTATGAAAACAACTCCATTGCAACGAAATCCGTATCAGCTCCAGTCTCTAAAAATCTGCCCCATGTTATCCCATTCTCATGGTCTGTTGCAGCTCCGTTAGTAAAATTATTCTTTGCTATAATACTAGAAGTTAGTCCTACGGTTGCCCCACCGGCTCCACATTCAACCCTAAAAATTCCTTGCCTATAAACTGCCACACTAGTTCCAACATTAGCGATTTTTTCTTCTGCTACAATTCCCCCAAAAATATCAGCGTTTGCGGAAGTAATGGCTACGGTTAAATTAGTAGTTGCTCCGGTAAATGTAACACAATCTCCTTTCTCGAAAGCTGCTGCTTCTGCACAATTAACTCTAATTGGCACGGCTGTTTCGAAAAGTAATGTTGCGGTTATATTTGAACCCATAATTATCTTTATTAGAAATACTATATAAATCTTTCGTTATTCGGTTAGCCGATTAACTTAGTTCTTTATTACACAATTCTAGCATAACAGCTCTTACCTTTTCATTTCTTGCTTCTGTTTTATTAGAAATTTTTATCTTTTCTTTTGTTTCTGTCCAAAATGCCTCGTCGCTATCTTCTGCAATCTTAACGCCTAATTCTTTATTCTCAATCATTCTTTAACTTCTCCCCTCATTACCTTATCCGCATACTCTTTGGGACTTTCCTCTTTTGTTGGTATAGTTTCAATATGTCCGCCGCTTACTCCGCCTAGCATAGCGTTAGCTGCTAGTTTTTCTTTCCTATCTAAAACTTCGCTTTCTGCTTTTGTTGCCGCTTCTCGCCTCTCAACAAGAGCCAAAGCTTTATCATAGTCAGAAATAGGTTTCCCGTCAGCCGATAAAGGTTGATTAGTTGGATTTCCTTGTGTGTCAGTCTTATTTGTTTGTTCATCTTCCATATAATTATTTGGTTTCTATTATTTATAAAACTTTACTTTTTATAATTAAACATAAATCTGAAATAGCCCTAGTATTCTCTTGTAATGTTTTAGTAGCGAAGTTATACATCAATCCAAAAGCAGCTATAGGAAAACCTAAGTTTTGAACTACATCTATAAAGTGAGTTATTGGCAATGTCATATTATAAAAAGAATAATATTATTAGACTATTCATTAATAATAGAGCAATCCATAAATCTTGTAAACTAAATTTGTTCTTCATCTCTCCTCCTATACGATAATTCCATAATATCATAACCCTCTGTAACTGGAGTAATTAATGAATTTCTCATCTCTATATCTAAAGTATCTCTCTCTCCACCGGAAGAATAGAAACTCTCAAACTCTGCTAAATTAGGTAGTGCTGTCTCAAATTTAGCTAAATCTCTGCTCGTATCTAATTTCATCTGTCTATATGCTTGATTTATTTGTGCTGATTGTTTATTATATTCTGCCAGATAATAAGCTTTGTTTACTGGGTCATTCTTCGCTAAGGTAGCCCAATCTTTCATTGTTTGCTTACCTTCATCTAAAACCCTCTGTTGAGCCGTTGTGGTGTCCGTTCTTTGTGATTTAAAGTTACTTATCATACTTGCCGCAATACCGGCTACAAGGCCAACCGCTGCTCCTAAGGCAGTGCCTAATCCCGGAGCCACTGCTGTTCCGGCTGTCGCTCCAACCTTTGCTCCTATTAGTCCGCCTCCAACTGCTGCGCCTCCTAATAAGGCCAATGTTTTTGGAATACCATTAACTACTCCCGCAGTTGCGGCCTCTCCAAAATCTAGTTCTGTTGCTGTGACTGGTAGTTCTCCGGACTGCCCAACTCCTTGGGCTAGTTGTTCTCCTCTGAAAGCTACGTCTGAGGCTGCCTGTGCTGTTCCTGCTTTTTGCGTTCCTGCCGGTAAACCTAAGCCTGCCTGTTGTTGTGCTAATAAAGCCACCTCTTCCTTATTTAATCCTTGAAATTCTCGTCCATCCGGTAAAGTCACCGTTTGTTTAGCCTCGTTTTCAATTTCCCCTACTTCTGGCTTTGTGGGGGTTGCTACTGGTGTTTCTATATCTGGCGGTTTTATATTAGAAATTATACAGCTTTGAGTTAATTTATCCCATGTGCCACCCTTTGCTTCACATTTTTGTTCGTCTGTTAATTCTGTTTCTGGAGGTCTGTCTGGAATTAATGCTGTTGTGGTTCCAAATGCTGGAGGAGTTGGGCTAAATACCATTATTCTCTAGTTATAGACGCCTCCACATCATTAGGTTGGATATTTGTCTGTCCTGTGTTTTTCTGTTCTTCATGTTGTAATCCGCCAAGGCTTGCTTGTCTTTCAAAAGTTACCTCAATCCCCAACTGGTTCCATAAATCTTCTTCCATATCAAATCTTTCTTTTGCATAAGTTGGTTCAAAATTAACATTACCCATTTTACCGCCTACTTCACTAGTTCCGTCAGATGTTGCAATACTACGAGGAACTCCTATAACTTGATAAATAAAGTTTTCTAAATAAGAAACCCACGACTGCCTATCTTCACTTGAACGACTAGGGTAAGGTTTTATTTCGGCTGTTCCCTCTGGTAAACCAACCATTTCCCCATCCTTAACACCTTTTTCTATTGCTGCATTAGCATAAGCTATTTTTCCTGTGTTATTAGTTTTATAATAAACAATACCTAGAGCCTTATCTCTGTGTTTTATTGTTTTCTCATCTTCTAGGGCCTCATTCTTATATTTTATAACGTTTTTAGCTGCTCCAAATTGGGATGTTCCGTGAACTTGGTCTCCTATTCTTTTATTCTGTGAGTGAAAGATATCTTCTACATCTTTTTTAATCCATTTATTTCCATCATAAATTTCATATCTAATTATCCTCGAACCTTTATTTACTTGCTTAACTCTCTCCGGACTAATTGGAATAAGGTTAAGTAATATATTTTTAGCTTTGTTCCAGATTGGTTCTGCGAAAGCATCCCCAACGTTTAATTTAACACAGCCATGATTCCATATTATTTTAGAAAAAGTATCTTTCCCCATTCCTGTTATATGTTTAAGTTCTGCTGTGGTTCTTGGGTTTTTACAACTCCAACCCCCACCAAAAGCCCATGTGTTTAAAGCATTAACCGCAGAATAAACCTCTGGGATTGTAAAATAAAAACCAAAGTCATCTACAGCATTATCAAAATAAATATAAGTTTCGCTCTTGTCTGCATTGGCTACATCTAAAGCCATACTATCCACTATGAAGTCTGGGACATTATCTTTAAAGTTCGTTGTTGTTGCACTTGATGAATTATACTCTGCCATTTTATATGTTTGGGTTAAATGGCACCCCCAATATCATTTGAGTATTAGATAAATTACCTGTAGGTGAAGTTTGATTTGTTGGAGAATGTCCTAGTTTATTATTACCTATTCCAGTGGCTACATAGGTTATGACTGCCCTTATCTGTTCTCCTGCATTTATAACTACCGGTGTGGTTACTGGTATTTCTAAATAAAAAGCTTTTGTTTCTCCTACAACTCCTGCCCCCGATGTTATCACTGCTGAAATATCTGTGGTACTAGAACCATCCCATTTTTGTAGCTTGACCGTTATGTGAGCATTATTACTCTCATATACATGGGCTAATAAGTAGCCCACCCCCTTAACTTCTCTAGAGAAGTTAAACTCCGAAGAGTCAAATGTTAGAGTTACTGTACCATTAATAGAATTAGATTGAATAGTATATGAGTCTTGCGGGTCCTCTACTAAATTATAAGTATCTCCAGAGTCGTCTTTTGAAACTAACGGATAATATTTCTGTATTGATGTCCCACTAGATAACTCTGAAAAACTATAACTTGCTATCACTGGGCTAGCAGTTGTAAATTTTAGAAGTTTAGGGGCTAATCCCATTATAATTCCATCACAGATAATCTTTTCTTAGCCTCTTGCCAAATACTATCAATTACGTTTAATTTAGATTGTGCTGTAGCTAACGTCCAAGAATTAGGGTTCTGATTAATCGCATAGAAAGCCGCTCTATTTGACGCAACTAAAGCCAGATATTGCTGTTGTGCTGTTGATATGGTTGCATAATTTGCCACTAAGTCAATCTTTTTAGCTTCCCATTCCATATCACTCTCAGCCATTAAAATCCATATGTCCGTATTAGTTCCTAGAATTTGAGTTGCACTTGCTCCGTTACCAATAGCTAAAAGTATTTGAGCATCTGTTGCGAGAGTTCCTGCCCCTGCCATTATTTAGTCTCCTTTTCCCAAGTAAAAACACCAAACACTCTACAGACTATATAATAAACAAATCCAATTATCTTGCCTAAATATTTTAGTTTAGATTGTTTGAAATAATTAATAATCATTCTTCTTAATAAGTCATCTGCCTCTTTCCTAGTTAATCTAGTTTGCCTTTCATTTCTATAGTGTCTATCATGTAAATAACACGCATAATTGAAATTAACACCAAATAGCTTGTCCGGACTAAATGAACAATAGTTATGATTTTCGTTATATCCCTTCTCAGTCATACTTTTATTGTGTAAACGCTAGGATTTAAATCTTTGTATTTTATTGCTAGGGCTGCTCGGATCAAACCCTCGGGGATATCTGTATCGGTATGTCGTGCTGCGCCTATCTGTAAATGACTTCTCCCTAGGGTATCTGTTGTATAATCGAACCTAATAGCCCTTAATGAGAAAAATATATCATCATCATCTAGTAAATGAACTAGTTTTTGCCTCATTAGACTTAAAAAATGCGTATATAACTCTTCTTTTTGATATTTTATTCTTTTTCTATCTGTTTTTTGGTTAATTTCTAAAGAATTTAAGATGCCTAGTGTTTTGTTTTTAGTTTGGTCGTTTCCCTTTAGAAAATCATAGACACCAACCCCTATACCCTCATTATCTATAAATATCTTCTCAAAGTCGTACTGCTTATCTAAATTAATTATAAAATCATATGTTTCATTAAGTTTAGTTTTTTGAGTAGATATATTGTCCCTTAAATAGATTTCTCCATTTAATTCTTCAAATATTTGAAAAGTAGAACTATCATCCCCCATTCTCGCTATATCTGAACCTAAATAATAACTTTTTCCGTTCTCCACTTGTGGTATATTTACCCTTTTTAAGTCTTGCCTATCTTTTATCAAATCATCTACAAACCACTGCATTTGACCATCAGCAAACTCACCAAGATACTCTTGGGCATAGGCTATTTTACTCATACGTTTCTTTTCAGCAGCTAGGAAGTCCTTATCTTGCCTTATACACTCTTCACTGCTAACATGGAATGTAGTAAAAGTGTCGTTATCAAAGCAATCATAAAAGTAGTTCTCTCTACCGAATGGTGTACTTAATAAAATTATTCTAGCTCCATTAGATATTCTAGTGGAAATAGAGGGAGTTAGAGCATCAAATACAGCCCTAGGGATAAATGCAGCCTCATCAGCAATCAATAAATCTACAGTAAACCCTCTGATACCTCTACCATCCAAACCTGTTGGAAGACAGTAAATTCTAGTACCATTCTTTAATTCAAGTTTAGTTTTAGTTTGATTTTGTTTCCCTTTTTTTAAAAATTCTTTATAATTTAAAAACATATAATTAAAAATCTTTTCAAAAAGCAAATATGCTTGTCTCTCCGTGGAGGCAATTACCATTACTACTTTCTGCTCATTCGAACTAGCATAGTCACTGGCTAGTTTCGCGATAACTGTACTCTTCCCAGTCTGTCTCCCTGAACGAATGGCTAGGTTTCCTTTTGCCTCTATCACTTCCTGTTGCCATTTATCTAGTATCATCTTAAAAGGTAGCAGGGGGAAAAGTGTCAAGCTAAAAACCCCTGCTAGTTTTAGCAAGTGGCTAATCTTTAAAAAACTTGTGGGCGGGGTCCCCCCTCACAAGTTTTTTAAAGATTAGCCACTTGCTAAAACTAACAGGGGTTTTTAGCTCCACACTTTTTATCCCCTGCTACCTTTTAAGATGATACTAGACAAATGGCAACAGGAAGTGATAGAGGCAAAAGGAAACCTAGCCATTCGTTCAGGGAGACAGACTGGGAAGAGTACAGTTATCGCGAAACTAGCCAGTGA